GTGCTAAACGATACCAAAATAAAAGCCTTAAAAGCTAAAGACAAAAAATACTATATTGCTGATTTTGACAACCTACTTCTTTGTATTTATCCGAGCGGTAAGAAAACTTTTATATTTAATTATAAATGTCCTAAAACTTTAAGATACAAAAGAATAACTCTAGGAGAATACCCTACCCTCAATCTTGCTAACGCTAGAAAACAAAGAGATAATCTAAAAGTAAATTTAGCTGAAAATGACAGTATAAGAGAAAAGTATGAAATAACATTTAAAGAATTAGCGTTGGAAAAAATGGATCTTAAAAAACTTGAATTAAGCGAAAAAACCTACAAAAGCTATATGAGTTATTTACAAAGATTTGCTTTTGGAATTTATGGAGAAATTATATTAGATAAATTGCAAATCAAGGATATTTTAAAAAGTTTTGAAAAATTTAGAAAAGAAAATATAAGAGAAGGTGCCGATAAGTTCTTTACTCTTTTAAATGAAATTTTTAGACATGGTGTTATAAAAGAATATATTAAAAGTAACCCCATGGCAAATCTAAATAGAAAAGAATTGCTTATAAATAAAGCGAGTAAAAATCATGCCACCTTGTTGGAAACTAAAGAAATTAAAGCATTAATAGATAATATAATTGATTACAAGGGATATATTAGTGTAAAAATTGCAGCAATGTTTTCTTTATTAACTGCACAAAGAAGCTTTAGTATAAGAAGTGCAAAATGGGAAGATATTGATTTGGATAATGGCGTTTGGTATATACCGCAAGAAGATATGAAGATGAAAAGAGCACATACTATACCTTTAAATTCTCAATGTGTATATATGCTTAAAAAATACAAAGAGATGAGTATTAATAAGGGCTATTTATTTTATAGTTTAAGAAGTAAAAGTGAAATTATAAGCGATAACACAATTAGATCCATGTTTAGAAGAATGGGCTACTCTAATGATGATTTTACACCTCATGGCTTTCGTGCTATGTTTAGCACCCTAGCCCATGAAAATAGAAATAAACACCAAATGAGTAGCGATATTATAGAATTGTGTTTAGCGCATGTAGAAAAAAATAAGATTAAATCTGCATATAATCATGCTTTAAATTTGAAGGAAAAAGCTATCCTTATGCAGTGGTGGGGAGATTATCTTGATGAGATTGCTGATCTAAATCAACAAGTCCGAAATATTTTTTTATAAAATTTTCAATATCTTGTTTAGGATACAATCCCGAACAATTTCTATGTTGTTTAAACTCTCTAAATTTGCCTTGTTTGGCGTATTTGTGAACTATAGGCTCTTTTACTTTTAAAAGATTTGCAACTTCTTTTCTTGTGTAGTAATCTCCGATATCTAATCTAATCATTTTCAACTCCTAATCTTTTATCTATAATTTCAAAAATAGTATCCTTGTAATAATTCCAAAGCCATTTCTGTTCTTCATCTTCTAAATCATCAACGCTTAAATTACGCCATTCTTTTATTGTTTTAGTATTACAACCTAAATTCATCATAGTTTTTGTAAAAGTCACAACATAGGTATCAACGACAACACTAAAGATATTTTTCATATCTCCTATACAGTCCCTAAGATCTACATTTTCAAATATACAATTTTCAAATTCTGTTCTTAGAAAATTACAAAAATGGAAACTTGCTCCACTAAAATCGCAATCTATAAAAGATGCATTCTTACTTGAAATATCATTTAAATTAGCGTTTTTAAAACTAGCACCATTTATAAACACATTATCAAAATCTAAACCACTTAGATTTACATTTTCTAAGTTTGCATCATTTAAAGAAATACCTTCTAAAATGCAATACTCAACTAATTCTTTTTCACTTTTCCTATCATTTTCGATAATGATAGTTTCATCAAGTCTTTTTAAAATTCCCATTTTCATCTCCTTAATATTTTTCTCCATTTTTCTTCGTATTCTTCATAATTTTGCCAATAATCAAGACTTTGCTTTAGCTTCTTAACAACAGCATCCCAAGTTGTCATTTTTGTACTTTCTAATGCTATTTTTTCAGCTAAAAATTCAAATTCCCATTCTTTAAAGCAAAGCATATTATAATCCTTAGCAAGTATTTTTCTAAGCTCTAGTAATTCTTCCTTGCTAAGTTTTCTTTTAAAACTCAACTCCTTTTTATTTTCTAAGTCGTATTGCAATGCTTTGATTTTGTTTTCATATTTTTCCTTTTGCTGTGCTAATTGTGATTTGTAACCTATCTTTTGATGATGATTTAAAGAATTTAGTCTTAGATTTTCATCGCTTAGTGTTTTAAATCTAGCTTGTGTTTGCTCTCTTAAAAGCTTAGCTACTTTTTTGCGGTATTCTTTAGCCTTAGGACTTTTTATAAAAAAGCCTAGCATATAAACACCTTCTAAAGTCCATTTGATTACTCTTTGCCTTCCGCCTTTGGTTTGCTCATAATCGTAGAAATAGTGTATATTTTCTATGAGCTCATCGGCGTTTCTTAAAAAATGTTTTGCGATTGAATTTTTGGTAACTTCATAAAATGAAGCAACTTGTATTGAGGTATTATTTTGTATTTGTGATAGCATATTAACCCTTTCATTTTATGCTTTGAAAGGGTTGTTTTGATTTTAGTGCTTACTTTCTTTCGTTTTGTCTTTTAGAGACTTATTTTGCTTATAAAATAGATAGCAAGTATAAGCAAAGAGTATAACGCTTACCCCTGCGATAATGTTTAAACCTATCTCATTCATCCTTTTGCCTCCTTTGCATAAGAATACATATAGCCATAATCCCGACGCTAAAAGCAGTTATGATAAAGCTTTGCGGTTTAAAGTCAAAATTCATTAATGCGAAACTCCCATTAACAAATAAGCCAAGCCCTATGTTTTTAATTAATTCTAACATAGCCAAATTCTAACACAAAAATCTTAAACAACCCTAATTCAAAGAACATAAATTACTAATTTTAGTAATTATGCAAGAATTATATACTATTTTTAGAAAATAGTCAAGTAAATAAAACTAATTTTAGTAAAATAATTTAAAATAAATTCTAAAATTAGTATTTAAAGGTATGGACAAAATGTCTATACCTTATAACTCACTTGCTATTTTATGGGCTTTTTTAAAAATCTCTAATTTTTCCTTTAAAGTCTTATTTTCAATCAAAAGATTTAAAGCAAGTTCTGCCATTTTTGGAATTTTTGTAGTAGCCCAACCTGATATAGTCGTTTGTGGCACCCCCAAAATCTCGCTTAACTCCTTTTGCGTGATATTTAACTCTTTACAAACTTCTTTAACAATGTTTTCTTTCTCCATTTTATTCCTTTCTTTTATTTGTATAATTTTATCAAAAAGTTGAAAAAATCAACCAGCCAAAAAATCGGCTCGTTAAATTATTTCAAGTCTAGTAGTGTTTTGAGTGTGTTTTTAAGATTATCCATTTCTTTTAATTTTAATTTCAAATCTCTATTTTCTAGTTAAAAATAACTCGGTTAAGAAATAAAATTTTTAAGAAGTGTTTTTAATTGTTTTTGCTCGTTTAGTTCGGCTTCTAGCTTATGAATTTTGATAAGCATTTGACAAGCTTTTTCTACTTGTTCGCCAACTTCGCCAATCGCAAGTTGTTTTACTCGACCTTCGCTAAGTCCTATCAACTCCCCAAGTTGCCTATAAGTAAGCCCTAATTCCTTGCAGGTTTTTTTAACAATGTTTTCTTTCTCTTCTGCCATGCTACTCCTTTATTTTATTCTAAAGATATTTTATCTTTTATGTTAAAAATTCTATATAAAATAATTTTATTTTTATCGTTTTTATAATACTCTAAATCTACTAAAAAATTAAATCCATAAGGATTTTTCAAAACTTCTTCGGCTATTTTCTCATCACTAAAACTAACATCAACCGCATAAGGACTTAAAGCATCGCACTTTGCCTTATGTTTTGTTTTATTGTCTATTTTATTTGTAGTTTTATACATCGTTATCAAAGCATTTTCATGTATCTTTTGATATTCAATTTCCTTTTTTTCGCAAATGTAATTAGCATTTTCATAAATAAGCTCAGCTTCATCACTATTTATTCTCAAAAGTTCTTCACCTTTATGATTGATAAAAAAAGTATTTTGATTTATAGTAACGGGTGCAAATATATTTTTTAAATTATTGGCATTATACTTAGTAAAATGCGGATTTTCTTCTATTTCTTCTATACTTTTTGATTTGATATTTTTAAAAGATATGATAAGTTCTATAAATTCATTTAATGCTTGAATAGGTGCAATAATAGGCAAAACTTCTCCTGCTATTTCAAAAACCAAAGAATATATATCACTACCAGTTTCAACTTTTTCTAAAAAAATTTTACTTTGTGTTATACCGTGCTCTTTTGATATAAAACTATCCATTAATTTTTGAAAACTTAACAAAGAATTAGCCATTATCCCAAGTTCTATGTTTTCTTCATGGATAATTTTTATTTTAAAATTAACAATATTTTCTTTCTCTTCTGTCATTTTATTCCTTTCTTTTAATTTCTTAATTTTATCAAAAAGTTTATAAACACCTTCTAAAGTCCATTTGATTGTCTTATTTTTAAAAGAATTTTCTACTAAAAAATAATGTGTGTTTTCTATAAACTCATCATTATGCATCCTAAGATGTTCTGCTATCGTTAAGCCTGTTGTTAAGCCATAATTAATAGCGATTTGTTCATTTGTAAAAATTAAATTTGAAGTGATATTTTTTTGCATAATCCTACCTTTTGCTAATTATAAAAAAGTAGGATTGTAGTTTTATTTAGTGTTGTGTTTTGTGTTTTTCTTTATAAAATGTATAAACTAAAGCTATTGAAACTATAACTAAAGTTACCGCACCAATTCCTAAAATGATTTCCATTTTAACTCCTTTTAGATTTAATTTCGCCAAGCCCTGAAAGAAACATAATTAAAATGCCTTCAGCTATAGCATAAGTCGCTTGACTTTGTGGAACATCGCTAAATTGCAAAGCAAAAGCTCCATTTACAAAAATACCTAAACCGATATTTCTGCCTGTGTTAAAAATAAGTTCTAGCATTTTTTTCCTTTTTAAAAGTTTAGCACACTAAATAAAATTTAACAATATATTTTTACAAAATTCCTTAATTTCCTGTGCTGTCATTTTTCTCCTTTATTTAAAACATAAATTTAAGGCTCATTTCTAAAGCCCTATTTACAATACTTCTTATAAGCTCATCTCTTCCTGTACTTAAAGCTTTTCTAAGTTGCACTCCTAAGCCATCTTGTTTTAAAAGCTCTAAGGCTTTCGGTTTTAAAATAGCTTTTTTAACTTTTCCGCTTTCTAAATCCATACTCTCAAAATCCAAAAAATGATTATTTTTTAGGTAATTTATCGTATGATAAGCGTTTAATTGATGTGTTAAAAACTCTTCATATTCTAGTTTTGGGATAAAATCAAAAAAGTTAAAATCGCTTGGAATAGGAAAGGTACTATAAAGTTCTCCCAAAGTTTTTGCCGTATAGCTTTCAAAAAGCTCAATATTTTCACTCATTTAAATCCCCATTTATTGCAAAGCAAATTTAAATCCGTATTTGTCTTTAAAAGTTCATCAAAATAAAGCTCTAGTTTATCAATATAAAGTCTAGCACCTTTTAAATCATCATTTTGTATATTTTTAATTGCTAGATTTTTACTATCTTTGATAAGTCTTTGAAGCTCATCTTTTTTATCTTTAAGCTCAGTTAAACGACCTCTTGCGTAAGTAATTGTTTCTTCTTGCATTTTAATCCTTTATTTTATGCAAAACTCGATTAAATCATCGATATCTTTTAAATCATTTTTAGAAAAGTATAAATAAGCTTTTGGACTTAATAAAGTGTCCATAAAACCCATTTTATTTTCTTTTTCATATTTTAAAACTTTGCATTCTTTCAAAAAATAAATGCAAGAAACAAAATCTATTTTATAAATTTCACATTCTTTAATAAAATCATCATAAAAAAGTATACTTTTGTTAGGAAATTCATTTAAAAGTTTTGTTATAAGTTCTTTTGATAAAGCTTTAAAGCCACCTATATTTTGCATATTTACTCCTTATTTAAATAAATTTTTTTCTTGTGTATAACTTGGCTCAATAATGCCTTTGATATCTTCTAAAAAATATTCATTTTCTAAAACTTCCAAATCTTTGCTAATATAGGTTTTAGAAATTAAAACGCCTTTTATCTTATCCCCGTAAGATAGTTTTATACTTCTGTCTTTGAGTTTGTTTTTAAAATTTTCATCATTGATTTTAACTTTTATAACCTTGTCGTTAATAATTTCCCATTTACTTTCTCCGGTTAAATCTGGCTTTTTTATTATAAACGCACCTTGCATTTTACTTATTTGCTCCTTAACTCCATCAGCTGTTTTTGGGTTATAATCAAATGTTTCACTTATTCCATATACTTTTTCTTCAAATATTATCATAGGTTTATGTTTAAACTCCTTTGCTTTATGTGTTAGATCTGATACACAGGTTAATAGATTGGTTTCATTATTGTTGTATCCAAAATCTTTTAAGTCGCTTTTTTCTATAATGTTTTTATATTCTTTTGGAATATCTTGGCATTTTTTATCTTGTATTTTCTCTAAAATCATTTTTTTAGATTTTATAAGCAAATCAGCAAGTAATTCTCTGGGATTACTAATATAATGTTTTATATCATCATCGCTTATTTTGTTAAGTTTTTCAGCAATCCATATTCTTATAGAGCCTTTTTCTATAGATTTAATTTGAATATTTATATCAATTTCTATACCAAAAACAGATACTAATGAATTATTCAACTTATCAATACTTAGTAAAAAATCTGTAATTTTTTGGAAAAATAATGTAGCATTTTCTTCATTAAAATATTCAAATCTTAACTCATAAGTTTGCTCTGACATATATTTCTTTCTTTATTAATAATTATTCTTTTATTATTTTATCAAAATTTTACTTAAGCAAATAGACTTCTTTCTATATGTTTAAACATAATTTCATTAGCACTTTTAAAAAAGTCTTTTTTAATCTCAAAGCCATAAGCTTTGCGGTTTAAATTTGTAGCTGCTAAAAGAGTGCTACCACTTCCAGCACATGGATCTATAACAACATCACCTGCATCTGTAAAAATAGTGATTAATCTTTCTAGTAATTTAACAGGCTTTTGTGTGGGATGTACTTTAGGAATACCTTCATCTTTTTGCCAATCCATGCAGTTATAAATCATCTTTCCATCATTGTTAAATTTTGGAAGTTTTTCACGATATAAGATTAAAGCATATTCACAATTTCCAACTATTTTCATATTTGCTTTTAAAACTTGAGATGAGCTTTGTTTTCTAAAAACTAAATTTATATAATGATTAAAGCCATATTTTTTAGCTACTTCAATTAACATTGCTTGTTGTTCAAAAGAGCAAAAAACAATCATGCAAGGACTTTTACCGCATTCTTTAGGTTCTTTTATAAGCATTTTTGAACAAAAGTGCATAAATTCGCTAACTCTAAAATCATTATCTGTATCAAAAAACGCCTTGTTTGCTTTTTTGCTTTCTCCATTTTTATTATCCCCATTTATATACCATTCAGGAGATGAAGCATAAGCATTGTTGCCTAAATTATAAGGAATATCAGCTATTACAAGCTGTGCTTTTGGTATATTATATCTTTTAAAATTTTGAAAATGGTCGTTATATAAATTTGGTTTCATTTTTACTCCTCAGCTCTCTCGCATTCAGTGTTTATTTCTTTTAAAGTTTTCCCAGATTTGTCTTCATATATTATTGTTATCCTATAACTATACTCTCCATTTTGTTCCGAGTAACAAGGAATAAAGAATGTTCTGTTTTTATCTCCAAATCTGAAACCATAATCATTTGGCATCAGTTGAAAACTTTCTTCATCAAAGTCATAATTTAACGCTGATGGTTCTAATTGATCCCACTCTGCGTAATTGTATTCACAACAACTTTGACTATAAGTGTCCCACAATGAGTTGCCATTGTTGAACACAATTCCTTCATCATTTCCATATTTAATTATTTTCATCTTCATCCTTTCAATAATTCTTTATTTTCGTGTATATTGCCTACGACATATACATCTTCAATTGTTTTATTATTTTTATGTCTACGAAGGTCAAATAAGTACCCACCATCTCCATTAGGTAATTTAGAACACAATCCCAACTCCATATCAAAACAAATAATTTCATAAAATATTTCTGAATTTTTTTCATTAGTAGATACTAAGCATTCTATAATATCTCCTATATAGATTTTATTACCTTTGTAATCATAGTAGCCTGTAAATAACTCTATCTCTAAATCATTCTTATTCTTTACAAACTCTACTTCACTAATTCTGTCAGTTTCAGTAAATGTAGTTCCTGCTTCTACAGGAGATTTGTCATATTTATGAAGTTCTATTTCATGAAGATATCTCTTTTCAGTATTATCCCAAATTCTAAAGTCAAAATCGCTTAATTTCATTTATTCTCCTTCTAATAACTTCTTGTTTTCGTGGATATTACCCATTACTTGTAATTCTTTTAAATCAAATTCAGAAATTAAGTCTTCATCATCTACAAAACCATCATAAGATTCAAATAAATAGAAAGCTCCTTCTTTAAAAAGAACTTGATATTTAAAAACTTCACCTTCAGAGCAATCTTTAAAATAATATAAAATATCCCCTTCATAAATCTTATTTCCGTTTTTATCGCAAAGTCCTGTAAAAAGTTCTATTTCTAAATTTAATAATTTTTCATTTGGTAAATTTTTTACAACTGCTCTGCTTTTTGTGTAAGGATCTAAAAAGCATTTTTCATCTTTGTCCCAAACCCTGAAATCAAATTCACTTAGTTTCATTTTTACCCCTTAAAAATTTTTCAACATCTTCAAAAGCTTTAACAATAAGCTTTTTTTCATGAAAGTAATTTCTTCCGCTTGGCTTACTTTTGTAAATTTTGTAAGCCTTTCTGAGTTCTTTTTTACTTATGTGATTTTTATAATTTATTTTTTCAATTGCAATCCCATTGCTTCTTAAAAAATGACAAAAGCAACTTCTCCTCTCGCTAAATGGAACGATTTTTACAATTTCAAGATAATTAGAACGGCAAACTTTCATCATCCTCTCCTATTTCTACATATTTATCATTGCTTGAATTTTTGACTTCATTACCATAAGGATTATAGCTTTGATTTTGATTTGGAATAAATGATTTATTATTGTCGTTGTTTAAAGATTTATGCCTTGCTTTAAAAGATTTTATAGATAAAGGCTCTTTATTATTTTGAAACTCATCCATGCTTTGCATTTTTTCATTAAAAATTCTATCAAGAAAGATTTTGTTAGCAAGTTCTCCATTTTTACTTAAATATTCTTCTGTTCCAAAACCTAAAACTAAAAGTTTATTAACTAAAGAATTTAGATAAATAACTTCAGTCTGCACCCCAAAAACATTCTCATTTCCCTTTTCGCTAAAATCAAGTTCATCAATTCCAAAGAATTTCATAATGGCATTTAATTGTCTAAATCCTAAATAATTTTCTTTTTCTCCATTTTTATTGATATAGCTAAAATCGTTATTTTTAGCTACAAAAAGATTAAAAATAGCTAGTTTTTGCTCTTTTGAAGTTAAAAATTCAAAACAAATAAAAGTATTATTGCTTCCATCGCTTGCCAATTTATCATATAAAAAGGCTTTGCGGAAAACTCCGCTATAAAGCCCACCTTCACTTAAATACTCTACGCTTGGCGCATAATTTGCCACTTCAAAACTTGCCTTAAATGCTGGTAACATTATAATTCTCCTTTTAATTGTGTTAAAAATTCATCTTTATTACTTAGAACTTCTCGTATTTTTTCACTTGTAAATAAAGAATGTTTTTTTATAAAATTGTTTTGCTCCCCAGTGTTTAAACCATTATCACTCATAAATTTTCTAAGTTCAGCACCTAAAGCTTTTAGCTCTTTTGCTTTATTTTCTATAGCTTTTTCATCACTACCCCAAACTTTTAAATCTTCATTTGGATTTAAAAATCGCTTTTCCTTTATTGTTTCTAATTCACTCTCATCAAGCATTCCAAGTCCGCAAATACTTAAGGTTACACGCCTTTTTGCTTTTGTGATAGCTTTCATTATTGCATTTGCTAAATTATCGCCACCTAAATTTTTAATATTTAAAGCACCTGTATCGCAATCAGTTCTTCCATCGGGTGTTGCTGCGTAGGCTGTAACCATATAAATATCGCCAACTTGTGCCACTTCTGTTTTTGTAATACTTACTTTTCTTATTTGTCTTAGCTGATCTGTTGCTGATTTATTTGCATATAAAGTAAGTTTGCCATTTAATACTATGTATTCAAAAGGCTTTGTAAGCATGTTTAAGCCTAAACTTTCACAAAGATTTTTAACATAAGACGCTCGTTCTACGTCGCTCAGTTTTGATAAATCACCTTTTACCAAGGCTAACTCATAAGGATTAAAATTTATTTCTAATTTATTTTCTTCTTTTAATACAACTTCATTACTCATTTTTCATCTCCTTAATATTTTTCTCCATTTTTCTTCGTATTCTTCATAATTTTGCCAATAATCAAGACTTTGTTTTAGCTTCTTAACAACAGCATCCCAAGTTGTCATTCTTGTACTTTCTAATGCTATTTTTTCAGCTAAAAATTCAAATTCCCATTCTTTAAAACAAACAATATCATAATCCTTAGCTAGTATTTTTCTAAGCTCTAGTAATTCTTCCTTGCTAAGTTTTCTTTTAAAACTCAACTCCTTTTTCTTTTCTAAGTCGTATTGTAAGGCTTTGATTTTGTTTTCATATTTTTCCTTTTGCTGTTTAAGTTGGGATTTATAGCCTAATTTTTGATTATGATTTAAAGAATTTAGTCTTTGATTTTCATCGCTTAAGCTTTTAAATCTAGCTTTTTCTTGTTCTTGTTCTAGACTTCTAAGCTTTTCTTTCATTTGATAAAAAGCAAAAACTAAAACTTTTTTAGCATTTCTAACACTTTCGCTATTTTTCATATAAGTTAAAAGTAGCGTTGCTTGCTGTTCGTTCAGATAGTAAATCTTTTTATAATTTTTAACATTTTTAGAATTTATAATAAGTTGATTTTCAAACTCTAATATTCCAAATTCTTCCAAATCTGCTTTATAGGTTCTAATTAGCTTTTGAATAGAAATTTCATTATTGTTAGTTAGCTTTGAAATCTTATTTTGTGTGGTAACTAAAGCACCATTGTATTTTACAATTAAATCGTTCATAAAATAATCCTTTTATCTTATTTTCGTTTATTTTTTATGATTATAATCGAATTTAAGATAAAAGTCAATAGTTTTAAACGATTTTTTGAATATTATTTTAAAAAAAGTTCGATTATAGGACGGATTTTAAATCCTGCCTATAAAATCCCTTGCTTTTTTAATTGCTTCTAGTATTTCTTTTTGTTGTTTATTCTCTAGCATAAGAGTTAATGCTACTTCTGCCATTTTTGGAATTTTACCACTAGCCCAAGTATTTATTGTAGAAGCAGGGACATCTAATTGTCTTCCTAATTCAGCTTGAGTAATGTTTAACTCTTTGCAAACCTTTTTAACAATGTTTTCTTTCTCCATTTTATTCCTTTTCATCTGTGATAAATCTAAACTCTGCTTTTTTATGCTCTTTTAAGCTTTGCAATATATTTCCTAGTTTAGAAAGTGGAGCTTCATCATAAGAATTATAAAAAGCATTATTGCAAAGTGGGCATACAATGACAGTTTTACCTATATCTAAAGTGATTTTAGTTTTACATTGTTTGCAAGTGATTTCTAAACTTTTTAAATTTAACATTTTAATCTTTCCTTTGTTTTTATAATTTTATCAAAAAGTGCTTTATTTTTATGCTCCTTTTTTGATTTTTAAGCACATTGAAGTACTTTCCTTATAAAATTCTTTAGGCACAGTAATATTTTTTTGCTCTAAAAAGCCCTTATAATCAATTGTAGTTCTACTTTGCGGATAAATTGTAATATCCAAACATCTTGCTTTTTCTCCATTTGCTAAGGCTATGAGTTCTTTTTTAAGACTTTCTAGCTTTTCTTTAATAGGTTTAATCGTGTTTTCAAGCCTTATAATTTCAATCGTTAGATTTTTTGCTTTAGTATCTTCAAGCTCTTTATAATCGCTTTTTTGATCTATGATATAATCTAATATAAATTGCTTTATATTTTTAACCAACCATTCTTGATAAGCTTCATCTTTTGAAACTTCGCACTCTACAATCTCTTCTTCTTTATTCATGGCTACAAATATACATTTTTCTTTACCGCTGATATAAAGCCCAAATTGCACTTGAGTGTAGTATTTATCACTTGGCTTTTTATTTCTTTTGATAAAATCATACTCATCTTGCGAGTATTTAAACTCATAAATAATTCCATTTTCATCTATTCCATCTAAACTTGCTATAAACATTTCATTTTCTAGACTTTGCAAAACTACAGGAGTGATACTCACAGAATGTAAAAATTCAACCCTAGCTCTAATCAAAGGCTCATATTCATTGCCTCTTCTCATAGCTTCATTTTGATAGACTTCTTTAAGTCCTAAGATGATATCTCTTGCCTCTTCTTTAGAGTTAAAAGCACCTTTAACACCTACACAAGATGCTACCATCGATGCACCTATTTTTCCTTTTCTAAAATTTAACCATTCCACACTACCCTGCTCTAAATCAATTATTTTACAATTCATTTTATCCTGCCTTTTTTATTTTTGGAGTGCTTTTTAAAATATAAAAAGTATTTCTCGTTTCTTTGTTTCTAACTGTTTCTATTGCATAACCTTTATTTCTAAGATTATAAATATAAGCTCCAAGTCTTGTAGTAATTCTTGTATCTATGCAATAAAAATTATCTATTTTTCCTTTGTTTAATAAAATATTTAAGACTTGTTTTTCTTGTGATATTGTAGTTACTGACATTCTTTCTCCTTTAATCTTTTTACTTCTTTAATAGCTTTATCATCATTTTTAAAAACGCCTATAAGCCCTAAAGCATCAAGTATTTTTATACGAAAATTACTAAGTTCTACATTGATTTTAATTTCTTCTTCAAACTTTAATGACATTTCATTTATAGCAGTATCTTTTAATGCTATTACACCTTTTAGCCTTTGAACTTCTTTTTCTAAGTTTCTGATTTTTTCATTCTTTTTAAATATCAAGAACATAGTTTTGACCTTTCTTTTGCATAAAGAAGCTCATAAATTTTATTTTGCAAAGAGCTAATTTCTTTTATATTTTTCATATTTGCTTCTATTTGGTCTTTTAACTGCTTTAAAAGTTCTATTTTTTCATTTTCAAGATTAGAAATTTCAGTTTTTAAAGATTTATTTTCATCTTTTAAAGACTTATTTAGCTTCATTTCTTTTCTATATTCATCTTTGCTAAGTTTAATGATGACTTGTTCTTTTGTGTGATAAGCTTTCATTTTTTCTCCTTTTAGATTAATGCTTAAAAGGAGCAACTGAGCTCTTTATTAAAAAGGAAAATAAAAACTAAAAAACAAAAAAGACAAATTCTCATGAATGTAAAATAAGTAGTTTTAAAGTTGCCCCATTTAAGCATTAAAGGAGCTTAAGAAAAGCCAAGAGCCTTGCTCTCTTGGCGTGAGTATTGTTTAAGTATAGGCTAAGCAAGGCTATTCTATAATTTTAGTGGTTTTTTAGTTTAGTTGATTGATTATTTCAATCAACTTTTTTACTATTTCTAACAATAAAAAAGCAATTTTTAAAAACTTCTCTATCATCAAAAACAGCTCCTTCCCCACCAAGAGAAATTAGCTACTTAAACTTTATAATTATACTTTCTTTTTCTTAAACCCTTAGTTTTCTGTCGTTTTTAAAGTGCAAGAAAACCTTAAAAATAGCACTATAAACAATAATAACGAGCCAAGTTTATGGATAACTCGCTAACCCTTCCGCTATTCAAAACCATCAACACGATAGCAAAGCTTAATTTCCAAGCAGTCAAAAGCTTAAGAAAGTTCTTTAATAAAAAGAACTTGTTAAACTTTTAATAAAGCTTTTCGTATTTCTTCTCAAATTTCCTTACTTTTTCCAATAAATCATAGGTATCGTTAATAAACTCATCTCCATAGGCTTGCAAAGAAGCTGCAATATCTTCATCATCTTCCAAGCTTGCTTCTAAAATATTTTTAAATTCTTGCAAAGAGTTAAAAATGTCCGCAAAGTTTTCTCTGCTCTCTAATTCATCTTTAACTAATTCTCTTGCGTAGTTAGAAATTCTTTTTTCTTCTCTATCAAAATAAAAATCTGTAAAACTCATTTTTTATCCTTTTTTTAGTTATAATTACTTTCACTCTAGGAAGGTGATGTAATGGACGAAATACAAAGCTTAAAAGCTCAACTTAATAATCTTCTTTTAAGAGTTAGCGAGCTAGAAAGTAAAGTCGCAACACTTGAAAAAAGACTAAATGACAAAGATTTTCAAGTTTTAAACGAAACTCCTAATCTTTTAGAGAAATAACAAATCCTTTGTTTTCAAATGCTTCTTTGGTGATTAAGTTTTTAACTGCATTATCAAGAACATTAGCTAAAAACTCTTCCAAAGAAGCGTAACTTTTTGAATAATTTCTTTCAAAGGCTATTTCTAGCATTTTTTTAATATCAGGTCTTAAATCTAATTTAACCTCTAGCATTTTTTCATCCTTTTTGTTTTGTTGAAATAATTCTACAAAATGGATAATTAAAACAAACTTAAAATTTATACAATTTGGATAATTTTTAAAAAATATTTGTGGTATAATTAAAGATAAAATTTTTTAAAAAAGGTTGGTTTAATGAGAAAAGTAATTTTATATGGTTTTGTTATATTGTTTTTGTCGGCTTGTTCTTACTCGCAAATTAAGAATGTTTCGCAAAGAAATAATATTATGGATACGGATAGGAAATTTTCTAGTGCATATGCAGAATGTGAGCAAAATAGTGAAGAAAGTCGGTATCTTAATCATAAAATAAATGAGCTGCTAAAAAATAAAAAAATATATGGTAAAGATATAAAAATAGAATGTAAAATATCTAACTATGATGAAGGCAGTAGAGCTTTAAGATATTTTATAAGTTTTGGAGCTGGAGCAGCTAAAGCAAAAATAGAAGTTAAATTAACTGATGATAACAATCAAACAATATCTACATTTTCAAATGATGCTATTTTGCCTGGTGGATTATTTGGTGGAGAATCTAAAGGAGTTTTTGATAATGCTGCTTCAGGTATAGTCGAGTATGTAAAAAAGACATTTATCGATAAAAAATAAATATAAGTAGATTTTTGCTTGCGATGGATGTAAAAGGTTGATGGGGTATTGAGAGGAGAACTCAAAAAGCCCTTTATAGTAACTATTAATAAGTGCAAATTTTAGCAGTTTGTTTATTTTTACAAATGCATTTTTTTAATAAAAATATGTTTAATATATTTTTTAAACGAAGCTTTCATATTGTATGTTTCTTTTAGGGTATTTTTATAAAACCCTATAAAATCTTCATCATTGATACCACCATCAAAATAATCATTTATTGATGTGGCAAATATACGAATAGTTTTTTGTAAATCATTTTCCTTAATAAGTCTTGTATATTGCAAAGCTTCTATATGGGATATAATTGCTGTCAACCTTAATCTATTTCTTTCATCTTCTTTAGTTTCTTTATACTCTATTGTTTTTTCAAAAGCTTCTTTTATTAGCTTTGAAATTTCTTTTATTTCATCTTCGCAGTATTTTATACAATCCTTATTAATCAAATAACATATATTGGCAAATGCTATAATTGAACCAAGTGTAATTATTTCTAACATTATTTAGTCTTAAATATCTATATATTCTTTAAATTTCTCTTCTAATCCTAAATTTTTTCTACTATACAACCTAATCCTTTTCAACAACTCTTCACTTCCGCCAAGCTCTTCTGCAAGCACTCCAAAAGCCTCAGATAAGAAAGACGGGTTAAAAGATGAAGTAATATCAGTTCCATCAATATCTATAAAATCATATTCTTTAAGCATGGGTTTTAAAACATCTTCTCTAAATTCTTCCCCCGATTTTTTTCCTAGATATCTAAATCTAGGTCCAGGTTCTTCTGTAAATTCTTTAGCAAAATTATATTCTAGTTTTCCTTTCATTTTTTTTCTCCTATTATCCAACGAACTAATGTGCCTTTAATATTTCCTTGTATTGCATGAGTTCCTTTATTTGTTGAATAGCGCAAACTATCTGAATAAAGCTCTAATATTGCATTTCTTTCAGCGGATAGGCCATCTATTAATTTTTTATATACCATCATACCCAAACCTCTTCGTTTATTTTTTTTATATTTTGATAAATTTGTGGTACACAATCTTTCTAATGCTTTTTTCTTGCCAAACATATTAGCAAACTTGTTTAAATATTTAGCAAATTTTGTTTCTGAATATTCTAGTGATTGAAAAATCCCTATACCTATGTCGTAAAATATAATTTCAGTCTCTTTTGTTTTCTCGTTATACGCTCCCATAAGCCATATTTTTTTATCCCTAGAATCATCATATGCATGTTCTTTTGCGTTAGCCATTGCTTCAAAAACAGCATCCATAAAAATATCTTTATACTTCATACTTAATTCCGTTTTTTCTAAGACAAAATTTACTATTTTTATATGTAATCCATTATCTATTTCTTTTCCACAGTGACTTGCTATCTTTAAATAGTCTAGATTGGAGTTATTTGATATGTGATTAACGCATAATGCTTCCCAGTAACCTATTGCTGATAATCTTTCATCTATTTCTTTTTTTGGACTTAGTTTTTTATTTTTTTGAAATTTTTTAATATTACACATAGCCTCATTAATCAAGACAGTTAATATAAGTATTGAAGTGTTATCTATTTCATCTAAATGTCTATGATTTACGCAAATCTTATAAAGTCCAGCATGCATTTGCATATCTTTTATTTTTTGATTAATTTTGTTTATATTTCTTGGAAAAACAATATTTCCTCTTATATCTATATTATGCTTAGGAACAGTAAATGGATTTTTAGGTGGCAACTTACTGATATACCTTTTTTTAATTATATTGCACCTAGAAAATTTTTTATATTTTTCATTGGTTGATCTTCTATCATAATGCCTAAGAAATCTTTTTCCTCTGGATGTAATTTTTTTATATTTTTTCAATCTATTACCTTGCAGGATTCTGAATATTTTTCATATGTTTGTTTGTATTTTTTATAATAAAATAAATATATTCCATTTTTTTCTTTTATAAAATTTACATATGCCTTGCATCCATTAATATCGCAAAGTTGTCTATCTCTTAAATTTATTTTTAAAAACTTTAACATACTATTATAAATTTCATTTTCTTGATTAAATAAATTGGGTTTTACGCTTAGCTTATAAAAAAATACATTATATTCTTTTTGTTTTATTTTTTCTTCTTTTTTCATATTTACTCTCATCCCACCACTTCTATAAAATTTTTAAAGGTTTCAATTTTCATTTACCAATTTTAAATTAGATTTTGGGTTATTTGGTGTCTTTTGAATTTTTACAACTTTATAGATTTTTAAATCATCGATATCATCGATATCAATCCTAAAAGTAGTCGTTTTAAAACTATCACTTTGGTTAACTGGTTTAAATTCAATAACTCCAACATCTTTCTTTTCTACAAAAATCTTGCAAGCAATTTCATTATTATAGGTATAAACAACAAGATCTCCATGTCTTGGTTTTGAACTGTCTGTATCATATATAATAATGTCCCCATCTTCAATTATAGGAAACATGCTATCGCCATTCGCTCTAGCTGCTTTTAAATTTGATTTATTTTGTGATAATGGTATATAAGTAAATTCATCTTGACACTCATAAACATCATTAATTGGCAAGCCACAACTTACAGAGCCAGTAATTCTAATTCTTTGTACTTCAATTGGCTCATCTGATATTAAAACATTTGCATCAGTTTCTCCAAGAACTTTCAAAACCGCTTCGATAAATTCTGCAGTCATTTTTCTTTGTCCTAATACATATTTTGAAATTGCAGCGGTTTTAATTCCATGTCCATTTCTATACCCATATGCGGTTAATTTCTCTGCTAGCTCATTTTGTGTTAAATTATGCTTTTTTAAGAGTTTCTTTAAATTCTCTCCATTCATATTTTATAACCTTATATTCCAAAATAATTATACATATTGTATAATTTATAATTATACAAATCGGATTATTTTAAGAAAATTTTAATTATCCATTTTGTAGAATTATATTTATGAAAAGAATAGATTTAATTAAAAAAATAACTTTGAAATTTGGAGGAGCCAATAGCTCTTGGTATGCAAAACTTAACGGCAATAGGAAAGTTGATATAAAAACCGCATTAAAATTAAAAGATGAATTTAATATTCCATTGGAAGCATGGGGAAATTCTGAAATTTTTAGTAAAACCATGAAGGGAGTTACAAACATACCTAAGCGTGGGAGAAAGCGAAAGGATAGAGAATGAAAATGATTGAGCTAAAGGTTAAGATGCCTGATGAGTATTTTGAACTTTTACAAAGTGTGGCAAATGATGGCGGATTTAATAGTATTAATGAGCTTATTACGGATAGGATTGCTCATTTTTTAAAATTTGAAAAATACTATAGAGAACTAGGTAAAAAGGATATTCTAAGCCTTGATAAGACTTAGATTTCTCCTAAGTAATTTGGAGTTTGGGTAGAGTATGGTTTAGGTTGTGCAGCTTGTTCTAGCTGTTTTATCCTGTTTTCTAACTCTTCGATTTTTTCCATAAGATAAGGGATGTTTTTTAACAAGTTTAAATCTTTGTCATCCATTTTGATAAGTCCTTTTCTTGATTGGGTGCAAAAAAATTATAGCAAAGGACTTTTTAAAACGGATTAAGGAATGAAATGCTTGAGAGATTGATTGAGATTATAGGATTATTTATTTTTACTTTGATGATGTTGCATTTTAGACTGTTTCTAGTGGCTGGTATTTCGGCTGGGATTTTAATATCTTGCATTTATCATTATCTAAAACGCATTTTTTATCACGGTAGTAAGGACAAATAATGTATTTAAATTTATCTTTTTTAAAAACCATTTCAAAAGGAGTTTTTTTTGTAACTAATTTATATCCTAAGTTAGGATATAGTCTTTTTGTCAAATCGTTTTCTAGCTTCATATCTTTAATACAAACTCTTTTTAGTTTTTGTTTTTTAGTTAAATATAAAAACAAAGGACGGATACTTAAACCAAATAAAACACCTATTAAAAAATATAACAAATTTTCTAAAGTGGCGGTTTTTAGCATTTCGGATAAGAAAGAATTAAACATAAAAAACCTTTTTAATTTAAATTATAACATAAAGGAGAGTTGGTGATACTAAATTTTATAGCAAGTTTTGATGTAGCTTTGGGGCGTAAAAGCCTAAGAGAGAGAAAAGGCTATTTGAAATTATCAAACACTATAGCTTATGGAGGACTTAGTGTTGATGCTCTGGCATTATATATACAACTAGCTAAACTTAGTGAAAAAACGATTATAAGCGAGATCTATCTAAGAGAGTTTATAAAAGTTAAAAATAATCAAAGAATGAGTTTAAATAGATTAAGAATTGCCAAAAAAGAATTAATCGAGCTTAGGCTTTTAGAAATTAAAAAGGTTAGAAATGGATCTTTAAATTTTTATGAGTGGATTTTAAAAGATGAAAATTATCAAGTCAAAAAGCATTTTAACAAATCTTTATCTTTGCTTAAAAACAGTGATGAAAAGCTAAGCAAAACTCTTAAAAATAATGCTTCATCAATCGACAGAAAATTAACCACTGAAAACGAAAAAAAAGAGAATTTGCATTATATAGAAACACGCACGCACGCACGCGATAATAAATTTATAAATAATATAAATATTAATAATAATAAATTTATAAAAAAAGAGAATTTAGAAAATTTAAAAAATAATCAAGAAAAGAAAGAACGCGTTTTTAATCAAAACGCCTCTTTTGTAGTGAGCTTTTTAAAACTTGATGAAAAGGAATGTGAAAAAATGGCAAAAAAAGAATTTAAAGTCCCAAATGCTAATGAGCTTATGGGGCAAATAATAGCTTTTAATGAGAAAAATGGCACAAACTTTGGCGAAGAGTTGGCTAATGATTTTATAGGTTATTGGGATGCTAGAGAGTGGAAAAGAAATGGAAAAAGAATGTCAAGCATTGCAGGCAGTCTTTATACTTGGCTTAAATATGCTAAAGAAAACGAGCTAAGAAAAAATCAGCGTTTTAACAGAAAAAAAGAAGCCAATCCTAGTGTGGTTGATAGCCTGATGGAGTATTACGGAATGAAAGATGAGAACAAAGACAAGCTCTTAGGATGCTTTTAAGGAGTAAAAAATGCAAGAAAAAATACAAATTTTAATGGACTTATTGGAAATTAATAAGGCTCAGGCAACTGATATTGTAGGTAGATATCTCAAAAGCGTTAAGGATATTCATGCTTTCTTAGATTTTTATTTCGAAACTTTAGAAAGAGAGAATATCGTAGGGACAAGCTATGAGAAATTAAGAAGAGTTTGCAAAAGAGCTGAAATCGAGTTTAAAAAGCGTTTTGAAGATAAGGAAATATTTTTAGAATGGCTTTGTAATAAATACAAAAATCAAGCTTGCTTTAGAGTTTTTAAAGGCGATTTTAAATACTCATATTTTGCAAATTACGGAAGCAATCAAAAAATTAAAATAAATCAAGAATCTATTGATTCTTTAATTTGCATCAATACTTTTAAGCAAATCACTTATAAAGATGGTGATTTGATAGCTAATGGAGAATTTAAAGAAGCTTTAGTTGATTTCATGTTCAAAAATCAAGATAGGATAGGAAGAGATTTAGAGCATTCTTTACCAGTGCGAGAAATAGAAAGAGTTTTAACTTTAGATAAAATGAGAGAGCTTGAAAAAGCTGAAGAAAAAAGGCTATTTAATGAGAATAAGAGTAGATTTGAAAAAATTCTTAAAAGCAAAATAGCTTTTAAACGCATAAGCTAAATTTAAGAAAGTCTGAAATGGAAAAGTATATTTTAAAAATTGATTTAAAAAGCAACCCAGTTCCTTATAAAAGAACCACGCAAAGATCTAAATTTGCATGTAAAGATTATCTTAAATATTTAGATTTTAAAAAACTCTTGCAAATGGAGTTTAGAAGACAAAATAATATTAGCTGTTTTCAAGCCTTTGATAAGCAAAAGAAATATGAGTTTTCTTTAAAAATAGGATTTAACAGCAAAAGGCATGGCGATGGGGACAATATCGTAAAATGCGTGTTAGATGCGTTATTTGAAAACGATAAGAATGTTTTAAAAGGCGATTATGAGATTATTAGTTTTAAAAAATCTTTTTTAGACCTAGAAATCAAAGAATTTAATTTTAAAGAAGGGGTGGCTTGATGGCTAGAATGATGACTAATGGCAAAAGTATGACAAAAGAAGAGCTTGTATCAAAGATAGAAAACTACTTTAGTGAAAAAACTGTTTTAAAAGAAACTAAAGAAAGTGTTATTTTTGCACCTAAAACAAAAGTGGGATTAGCTGTGTATTTAGGAATTACAATGCAAACTTTAGGCGAGTGGGAGAAGGATAAGGATTTTGGAGAAATTGTAGCAAATGCAAAACAAAGGTGTGAAATGGATATTTTAAACCATTCCTTAATCGGCACTTATACCCCAAGTGTTAGTATGTTCTTGCTAAAAAATCAACATGGATATGTGGATAAACAAGAAGTAGTCAGCGATAATGTTCAAAAAATAGAAATTATAAGAAGTGAAATCAAATGAAATTAAAAATCGATTTTTCTTACACTCCTGCACAACTTAAAGTTTTTGATGATAAAAATCCACGCTTTATAACTGTAGCAAAGGGCAGAAGACTTGGTTTTACAAGGGGAAGTGCTAAGTTTGTTATCGAAAACTTGCTTTTAGGACAAAATGTATTATGGGTAGATACCATACAAGCAAATTTACAAAATTATTACGAGTTATATTTTACACCTGAGTTAAAAAACTTGCCAAAAGATTTTTATTCTTGGAGTGTACAAGATAAGAAATTAATCATTAATGGAGCAGTGCTTCATATGAGAAGTGCTGAAAGAAGTGAAAATATCGAAGGTTTTGGATATGACCTTGTTATTTTAAACGAAGCAGGAATTATTTTAAAAGGCAGCAAAGGAGAATATCTTTGGTATAACGCCATACGCCCTATGTTGCTTGATAACCCTAAATCAAGAGCGATTATCGGTGGAGTTCCTAAAGGAAAAAATCTATTTTATGAACTTTGCAAAAAAGAATTAAGCGATAAAAATTGGAAACATTTTCAATTCTCAAGCTATGATAATCCATTTTTAAAAGAAGAGCAAATTAAAGAATTAATTGAAGAAGTAGGCGGAGAAGATAGCGAAGTAGTCAAACAAGAAATTTATGGAGAGTTTATAGATAGCGGGGGTGCTGAATTATTTTCTCTAAGTGAAATTGAAAATGCGATGAGCAAGAACTCTTTTAGCATTGAAAAAATGCAAGGCGAGAATATTTGGGGGCTTGATGTAGCAAGATATGGAGACGATAAGAGTGTTCTTGCAAAAAGAAAAGGTTTTGTAATTGATGAGATTAAAAAATACTCACAACTTGGAACCATGGAATTAGCAAATAAAATATTAGCCGAATACAATCAAAGCGAAGATAAACCAAAAGGTATTTTTATAGATACTTGCGGTCTTGGCGTTGGCGTGTATGATGTCTTGTTAAATTATGGCTTGCCCGTATTTGAGGCAAATTCTGCAAATTCTGCAACTAGCAATGAATACTTAAATAAAAGAGCGCAGATGTATTTCACCTTTGCGAAAAATTTAAAACACATGGAGATTATTAAAGATGAAGAATTAAAAAAAGATATGAGAATGATTGAATATGAGTATAGCGACAAGGGGCTTTTAAAGATAGTTTCAAAAGAACAATTAAAAAAGAACTATGGCAAAAGTCCTGATGTTAGCGATGCGGTGGCATTAACTTTTTTTGAAAAACTATACAGCAGAAACAATACTAATGAAGATTGGAGCTATGATGGCTGGTGAGTTTTTAATGATTTATGATGCAATTGATGTAAACAAAATAAAAAAGCTTTCAAATTTAAGCGATGAGGCTATAAAGTCAAGTCTTGCAAATGAATTTTTAGAGCTTGTATCAGGATTTAATAATATTTCTAAAAAGAAATTTAAAAGAGAATTTGCGGAGTTTTTATTTGAAAAAGGAGTGAATGAAAAAGATATTTTAAAAATAACAAATTTAAGCAAAACAACAATATGGAGAATTATGAATGAAAACAAAAAGAACTAATGATGAGAGAGTGTCGTTTTTAACACAACTCATTAGAGAAAGTAAAAGTGGATATGAAAATTACAAACCACACTTTAAAGAATTGCAAGATGCTTATTTGCTTGAAAATAAGGCAATGCAAAAATTGAGAAAAAGAAATAAATCAAGTATCTACATACCAAAAATAAACGCTAAGGTAAAGTATTTAATCACTAGCTTAAATGATGTATATTTTAATAGTGAGAGAATGGCAGATATTGAAACTTACATTAATAGCGATGATACGATTATAGAGCTATGGCAAAATGCCATAGATTTTTATAGTGGTAAAATCAATATGTTTAAGATTTTTCAACCGCTTTTCTTAGATGTTTTACTTGTGGGAACAAGTATAGCTAAGCTTACTTGGCATAAAGGAATGCCACGCATTGAAAGAGTAGATATTGATAGTATATTCTTTGATCCAAATGCATTAAATAGCGAGGATGTAGGATATATAGTCAATGAAATTTACCTAACTTATAATCAAATCCATGAAAGACAAAAGCTAGGTTTTTATAAAAAAATTGAAATTGAAAAGCTTTTTGATGAAGATGATGAGTATAAAAAAGTGAAGCTTTATGATATTTATGAAAGAAAAAACGATGATACTTGGGTGGTTTCTACCTTATTTGAAAATAATTTACTTAGAAATGAAGTTACTTTGCAAGATGGACAGCCTTTTGTCTGGGGTTCAATGCTACCACAACTTAAAAAGATAGATAACGAAAACTATGTAAGTGCTTATGGCGAGCCTATAATGGCTTCTGCTATGCCTTTGCAAGATGAAATTAATATAACTAGAAATCTTTTAATAGATGCAGTAAGAACTCATATCATGCCTAAAATAATGATGCCAAAATCAATGGGAGTAAGCAGAGAAGATATAGAAACCTTAGGAAAACCAATATATACAGACGATCCAAAGGGTGTGCAAATATTACCACCACCAAATGTAAATAGTGCGGGAATAAATTTACAGCTTTTAGAAAGCGAACTCACAGAAGTTACAGGAGTTAGTCCGCAAAACAATGGAGCTCAAACTGCACAAAATGAAACAGCAACAGAAATAAGCATAAAAGCACAAGAAGGTGGAAGAAGAAGTGCTGACTACATAAGACAGTATAACGAAACCTTTATAGAGCCTTTATTTGATAGATTTGCAATGCTTGTTTTTAAGTATGGAGAAGATAGTTTTTTTAATGGTTTTCAAAGAGAGGATATACCTAGTTTTAGATTTAAAATTCAAACCGGCACAGGTGCCATGAATAAAGAAATTAGACGTGCAGGAATTCAAGCTAGTATGCAAGTTTTTTCACAATTATATCAAATGTATATGAGCATAGGCGATGCAAATTCTGCTTATGGGATTATAAATGCTAGCAAAGAACTTACTAAAGAATTATTACCAATTTTAGGTGTAAAGAATGTAAATAGCCTATTTGCTTTTGAAAATAAGCAAGAAATGCAACAAGGAGAAACTAATGCTCAATATTGAAATTAAAAGCGATATATCTAAAACTAAAGGAGGAAAGAATTTAATCGAATTTATAAAAGCAAAATATAGTGAATGTTTTTATATAGCAAAAAATAACGATGAGAAAGAGTTAAGGTTAAAAGCTTTAGATACTATGGCTTTTTTAGACATAATAATCAATAAAATAAAGGATGAAGAAGATGGAAAATGATGCTTTAAAAGATTTAATTAATGTTATAACAGATGATGATAAAGGACAAGTTGCTAATAATGGCGATGAACCTACGCAAGTAGAAGATAATGAACCTATGCAGGTTGCTAATGAGAACGAGCCTGATTATAAGGCGATGTTTGAAGCTTATAAAAGTGAAAATGACAACAAATTAAATGCTTTAATGAGTGAGCTTGAAGCTTTAAAAAATCCAAAAAAAGAGCCAAGCGAACAAGAATTACAAAGAGAGCAGTATTTAAAAGAATTAGGACTTGATGGACTTGATGAGAAATTAAAAAGGCTTGAAGAGCTTGATAAAAAGCAAAAAGACAAAGAAGAGCAAGATGCACTAATCGCTAAATACGCACAAGTAGAAAGCGAGTTAAGAAAAGCCTATCCTGATGCGGATTTAAAGGCTATGGCAGAACTTGCAACAAAATTAAATGGTTTAGGCGAAGGTAATATTGACAGCTGGAAAACCTTGCTTAATTTGGTCGGAAAATCAAATAATGCCAAAAAAGCTGAAGATTTATCAAGTGCAAATAATAATGTAAGAACTAGTGATTTTAACGATAAGTTAAAAAAAGGCGAAGTTAGCGAGATAGATCTAGGCAAAGAATTATTAAGTTTGGTATAAAGGAGAAATCATGGATTTTATAACAGCTTTAAAAGGTGGTACAGGACTAGGTTCTAGCTTTGCAGATACTTTGATGAAAACAAGCAATTTTACTCCAAATTTAGCAAGTAGCAGTGGTGGTTTTTTAAATGGATTAAAAAATTCTTTTAGTAATTTTGGAGATTGGTTATTTAAAAGTTCTGATGCAAATAAAGTAACTAATTTTGATAGATTGGGAAATGTTTTAGGCGCTGGGGGTGCTTTATATGGTGCTTATAATCAGCAAAAAATGGCAAAGAAAAATTTTGATTTACAAAAAGATGCCTATAACTTCAATAAGTTTTTAGCCAATGAAGAGTTAAACAGAAGAAAGAATATGGAAAATAAACTTCAAAATGTTTGGAGTAATTAAATAGATTTGGATTTAAGGAGTTTGTTTTAAAGGGTAAATCTTAACCCCTTGTATAAGGGGCTTTGTTTATTGATTGTTAATTTGCATTGACAACAATAATACAAAGTAGTATAATAACTATTAAGATTTGTAGCATCTTATTTCACCGCCTTTCTAGGTGGTAATTTAGTGCTAAGGGTGGCGACCCTTGGCACCACACCTTTTAAAATTATACACAAACTTCCTTAAATCCTTTATTTTAAAAGAAAGAATAAAGGAAACAAAATGGCATTTTATAACCCACAAAGAGTAGTATTTAATCCTGATACAGGCGTTATACAAAACGCAGGAAAAGTCGGTGGTGTCTTATATGACATCATGAGCAAAAGTTTTGATGATAAAGTTAAAGCTAATGAGTTTCAGCAAAAGCAAGATTTAAGAAAGCAACAAATGGAATTTAATCAGGCTATGCAAAATAATCAAATCTTGCAAAATGAATTTAATAATGCTTTAGCCTTGCAAAAATTTGACCTTGAAAGACAAAGACAAGTTCAAGATAATGCTTTAAATTGGGCTAAATATAAAGAAGATAAAGATTATAATCAAAAATATTTAGATTATTTAACTGGTAAAAATAGTAATATAGTTACTAATAAAACAAATAATAATTCAGGCTTTAGTATAGATGCTAATGGTAATTTAAGCGAACCGCAAACAATGAGAGATGTTTTTAGCAAAGAAAGTAATGGCGGGGATTTGTATCATTTTGCAAAAACCGCTAAAACGCAAAATATAAATTTAAATGATATTTATGGATTTGGAGATACCATAAATCAAAAATTAAGAAATACTCCTTTTAGTAATAGTAAAAACTTAAAACAAGAATTCGCAGATAAGCTAAAAGCTGAAATAAATTTAGCACTAGTTAATATCACAAGTGGCAGGATGAGCAATGAAGATAGACATAGATTAGAAGAATTGGTTAAAACAGATAGTTTTTACTTCTTTGATAAGTATGCTAAACATGATATTGAAAAAGCAGTAGAAATACTATATAGAGTAAAAAATGATGCCTTAAAAAAAGAATATATGGATATTTGGAAAACAGAAAGGTATTTAAAGGATAGAGATAATATAGAAAATTATTATAACAATATGTATAAAAAGCTAGAAAATGAAAAGGCTATGATAAAAGATTTTATAAATGCTGGAAATATTTTAGCTTCTCAAGGGCAAAGAGTGCCATTAAATAAGATTCTATCACAACAACCGCAACAACAATTAAACCAAAATTTTTTACAACAAAACAATATGATTACATTTAGATAATAAGGATAAAAGATGACAATACAAATACCACAGGGTGCAAAAACAATGCAACTTTTTGATATGAATATAGATATACCAGAAGGAAAAACTTATATAGATATTGATGATAATTTTTTGCAGAATAAATATAATCAATTTATGCAAAATAATCAGCAACAAAACAATTTTAATTCACAAGAAGAATTAGCTTTAGATGGTAAGCCTATGAGTATATATCAAGCACCACAAGTAAGCCAAAATGAGCCACAAGAACAAGGAGTATGGAGTAAAATAAATAAGGGTCTAGAAGATTTTAATAACCTTATAGATCCAAAAAGAATGATATCTGAAGGATTGGATTATCTTTCTCCAAAAGTTACAAGTGGTGAAGAAGGGGTAAGGCAAAAAATAGAAGATGCTACAAATCAGATATCAGGCGGGTTGTTGGCTAGAAATTTTACTAGCCTTGATAATGAAGAGCAAAAACAAATTTTTCAAATCGCATACGATGAAATAAAAAAATTAGGATATGAGCCATTTTTAGAAATAAATAATGGAGACTATAAATATATAGGCGTTGATAAAAATGGAAAAGAAGTTGATTTTACTCCTAGTTTTAGAAATACACTTGCTAGTACTAAAAACGAGTTAGCATTTTCTGTAGCTGGTGGATATGCTGGAAGTTTAGCAAAAACAGCAGGACAAACAATAGCCAAAAAAGCTTTAAATTATTTCGCACCATCTGCAATTGGTGCTGGTAGCGGTGCTATGGCTGATCTTCATTCGCAAAGTAATAATACAGGAATTGAAGCAAGTTATATGGACTATGCTAAAAGGTTTGGAAGTGCAGCCGCAGAAGATGCCTTAGCAGGTGCTGTAGTTGGATCAGCTATAAAGGGAATAGGAAAAACATATAAAAGTGTTGGTGATTTAATAAGCAGTGTTAAAACAGGAGCAAGGGCCGGTAAAGATATGATAGATGGCATGGCGGTAAAAGGTGGTAATTTAGGTAATAGGGTTATAGATAAAATCACCCAAAAAGATATTCCTATGATAGGAAAATTTACAGATGGTGGCTTGCAAAATGCAGAAACAATTTTTAATAATCTTACAAAAAATGTAGAGAATAAAAAACAAATAGATGAACTTATAGCAAAAGAAAATCCAACATACTTAGAAAATGGAAAGCCTACAATAGAAATATTAAAAAACATTGTCGAGCAAGGACTTAACAAGAATAATCCACAATTTATACAAGATAGCGCTAAAAGAACAAGTTCTATTTTAAAAAATATTTCAAATGCTTTACAAGGAGTTCCAACTACTCAAAGAAGAGAAATATTATTAAAATCAGCTCAAGCTTATCCCGAAATAGGAAGTTTTTTAGATGATGTTTTGAAGGCTGATAAGGATGCTAGTATTTCTTTTTTAAATATAATTAAAGAACAAGATGAAGTATTTAAGAACAAAACAGGTTTAAATGGTGAGTTTGATGTTAAGGCTTGGCAAAAAGATAATAGCTCTTATAAAAAAAGAATTAATAATGAATATGCTCAAGCTATAAAAAGTATAGATGAGCTTAACAACGGCTCAATAAGGTTAAGCAAAGAAGGTTTAGCAAAGATTGAAGAGTTTAAAAACAACAATTTTTTAGAGCAAGATATAAAAACAAATATTAGTAGCTTTCTAGAAGATGCTATTGATAAAGACTTAAGTGCTGAGCAAATATTTAACTTAAGAAGTGCTATAAATAAGCAATTAGCCACAGGAAATAAGACATATAATACTAAAGAAGCTTATAGGCTAGTAAAAGATACTTTAGATGAAACTATGATAAAAAATGCAAGTGATAAAGAACTAGTAAAGAAGATTTTAGAAGATGCTAATAAAAACTATGCGTTAAAAGAAAATTTTAATAATAGTTATCTAGGAAAAATCAAAGACCAAGAAACACCCGAAGCACTCGCGCAAAGAATAGCTAATGGTGCTAGAAATATCAATGAAGACAAAGATTTAAAAAGAGCTTTTGAAGGTATGAATGAAGCAGAGCGAAAAGCAAATGAAAAACATGCTTTTAATGCATTACTAGCAAAACATAGAATTGAAGATATAGGATATGATTTTAAGAACCTAGCAAAAGATATGGATAATGTAGAATTTGTAAGTAAAGATTTAAAATATGCAAAAGAAGTAGTAAATGTTTATGCAAAAATTTATCAAAACAATAAAGACTTAATAATGACGGCTTTAGCTAGTAGTGGCAAAAAAACAAATTCTTCAATAGCCACAACAATACAGGGTGTTTTTGATAGAATATTAATAAGTGGTGTTTTTGCTAGAATACATGCTTTAGTTCCTTTTATGAAAAGTGCTAAAGAGCAAGCGTTAAGAAATCAAATATTAGATGCATTAAAACTTGCTAAAACCAATAAAGAAGTTATATCTAATCTTAAAAACATAAAAATAGCAGATAAAGAACAAAGTAGAATTTTTAAAGATGCTTTGGATAATTATATTAAAGTAGATAAAGAACAAAATAAAATATTAAAAGATGCACTAATAAAAGAAGGTGTTATCAAAGGCGACAACTTCTTCATGGATAAAGCTGATCCGAGCAAAGCAAAGAGTGATTATACTGCTAAATTTAATGTAGAAAAATGGATTAATAATGTTTCAGGAATTTTAAAAGATGAATGGGTGGTAAATTTAAAAGCTATGGCTAAAAAACACCCTGAAATGTTTAAAAACGAAGCAGATGTATTTAAGGTAATTAAAGAGATAAAAGACAATCCTACTCATTTTTTTAAAAACTATGATGATGAAGTGGCATTAATAGCTAAACCTTTAAAAGATGATAAGGTTGGCAATATAGCCATAAAAAAAGATAGTGGCAAAATTATACATATTAATAAAACAAAAGGTAAGGATTTGGAAAGATTAAATCGTAGAAATAAAGCAATGCTGACAGGTACGCCAACTCCTGCAACCACTAAAGGCAGTACTACCAATGTGGAAGGCGATTTATTACAGCATTCTTTTAAAAATTCTACCCAAACTAAACCTAAAACAAACTTAATGGATGATATAAAAGAGAACATTAAGGCAAAAGAAGTAAAGAAAAAGAATAAAAAAAGCGTAAAGCAAAAACTTGATGAAAAAATACAAAATGATAAAAAAGCTAGAGAAGAAAGAATTAAGAAAATAAAACAAGTTATAGCTAGAAAGCAAAAAATAGATAAGGTTACAGATAAAAAAATAGCAGGAAAAATAGGCACTCATACGCTAAAAAATCTTATTAAATTAAAAGAAAGGAGCGAAGATAAATAAAAATTAAGGGTTTATCCCTTAATTATGTATTTTTTTTATATTTTTCTATTATATTTAATAGCTCATCTAAAGCTAAGCTTTTTTCATAGTTAAGAAGCCAAGTATCAACCCAAATAGGAATGGGCTTATTATTATCATTCCAATTGCTCACACTGCTATAAGCTAAACCTGTTATATTGCAAAAATCTTGTCTTGTAAGTCCTAGACTTTTAATTTTTTCATCAAACTCTCTTTTTAACATAGTTATCCTTAAATTTATTTAATACAATCATAACAAAATATACTTAAAAAGTATATAAAAATAAAAATATTTATTAAAAAAGTAAAAAATGTTTGACAATATCATCAAAAAAGTATATAATTGTGTTATGTTTTTATCTAATGAGTAAAAACTAATCAAAACAAAAAGGTAAAAAATGGAAAAATTAGCTGTAATTAATGGCGTGGATGTAGAGTTGGAAGTGGTAGATAATGCAGTATATACCACTTCTTTAAGCGTGGCTGAAGTATTCAATAAAAACCACAAAAATATTATACGCAAAATAAATGAATTTCCAAAGGATAATTTTACTAAGCTCAATTTTGAGCTGAGTAAATATATTGATAGCACGGGTAGAATTTTACCTTGCTACAAAATCACTCGCGACGCTTTTTCTCTTTTAGTGATGGGTTTTACAGGTGAAAAGGCTTATAAATGGAAAATCGAGTTTATCAAAGCTTTTAATGAAATGGAAAAAAGACTAAGAAATATTGAATATGAGAAGCACGATAAGTTAGCTTTTAGACAAAGCTTAGGTTACAAATCTCAATTAGCACAGCAAAAGGAAAAATATGAAAATGAGATTAAAGCTTTAAAGTATGATTTAGAACAAAGTAAAAACAATTTTAAAGATAAATTAAATTGTATATTGGCTAAAAATGGCTTATATGCCTTTGATTTTAAAACTTTTAAAAATTATGCCTTAAAGCTAGAAAAAATGTTAAAAGATTTAAAAGATGATGAAAACAAAGAGAATAAACTACTTTCAAGAATGCAAAATGATTTCTTAGAATGTTTAGAACTTTATAAAAGTATAAATATTTAAAAAGAGAAGTGAAAAGTTTATACACATCTTTCGCAATTATAAAGGGCGAGATTCTGCCCTTAAGCTCTTAATTAAAATTCTAATAAACAAAATTAAAAATAAAATTAAGTTAGCTTTTAGATGAACCAACACCTGCTAAATATCCAAAAACACTTGCTAATGTTGTACTGAGCAAGCCTAATCCTATTTCTATTTTTTCAGTAAATAAAATAAGATAAAGACTAGCTATCAGAAGAATAAAAACCGCAGTACATGCTATATTCATAGATTTGTGCCATTTTTTATTTTCTTTAGTCAGTTTATTAACAGCAAAATCATATTGTCTTTGATTGTCTTCTCTAGTGGCTTCAATTTGAGCTAAAGTAGCCTTTTGCTTGCTAACTTCTATTTCAGCCATAACTTTGCCTACTTTTTCAAAAGTTTCAATTTCTTTATTATCTTTAAGTATTTCATTTTTCATATTTAAGTTTTACATTATCTTCAAATTTTGTATTGTTTTGTTGTATAGCTTTTAATGCACCTTGTATTATCAATAAATCTGCATTTTGTATTTTTGGATAATACCCTTTATAGTTTAAATAAGAAATAACAACAGCATTGTTTGGATTTTTTTCTTGAAGTATTCTTGTTTCATTGTAAGCATTTAATATACTACTCATTTTAATTCCTTTTTTATGGTTAAATTATACCTTTTTTATAGTTAATTTATACTTATTTTATATGTTTTTTATAGTCTCGCTTTTTGTAAAAATATCAAATTTATTTCAAAATACCCCGTTTTGAAATAAAAATTTTTGAAAAAAAATGAAAATCATTTCAAAACACACTATATTTGAAATAGTCATTTTTGGAAAAATCCTTAAAACTAAACTAAGGAGAATTCAAAAATGGCTTTACCTTCAATGGGACATACAGCACCCGCAACAGAAAATGTTAAGTTAAAACAATCAATATACGAAACGATTATTAAAATTGGAGCTACTGAAACACCAATTTTAAATAAAATAGGCACTTCAAAGGTTACAAATCCTTTAACCCATAGTTGGCTTACAGACACTTTTGAAGAACCAAAAAAGAATGCAAATTTGGAATTGAGCAAATTTGTAGGGGAAACAAAAAACACAGCTCAAAAAACTACAAATGCTACTCAAATATTCATTACCGAAGCCATGGTATCAAAAGCTTTGTTAAAAGCAAATCAATATGGTGGCAATGAAATGGAGTATCAAATAGGCAAAAAAACCAAAGAACATAAAATGGATATGGAATATGCTTTATTTGGTCTAGGCAGAGATAGTGATGTAAAAAAATCAGTTTTCAAAGATTATGTTCAAGCACAAGAAGCAACAAGTGGAGAAATGGCTGGACTTTTTCATTATATCGCTAAAGGAAAAGATAGCTTTGCTGATGGAAAGCGTGGAAATGTATTAGCTTTTGATGAAACAGGAGATTGGAGCGGAACTGCAACAGAACTAACAGAAGATAAACTTAATCAAATTTTGCAAACCATTTGGAATAGCGGAGTTACGCCTAAAGATGTCTTTTTAGGAGCTGACTTAAAAGGAGCTATCAATAAATTTGCTACAAGAATTTTAGGCAATGAAACAAAACTAGCAGGTCAAGTAGTAAGCCTTGAAACAGATTTTGGAACGGTAAATTTCCATATGCATAGATTATTAAGCCCTAAATATGGTTTGGGTGATGTTTTAATTGCTGGAGATTTTGAGTATATGAAACATGGGCTTTATATTCCTACTATGATTGAAGATGTTCCAACTGATATTACTGCAAAAGCAAAAAGATTTTATACGCAAAGCACTTTAGAAGTAAGAAATGCTGATGCTTTTGCTATAGGCGTGGGATTAACTAGTGGAAATAATGCAAAGGCTAAAGCGGTTTTAAAAGCAGCAAAAGGTGCATAATGCTTTGTATTATGGCTAAAAAACTCATTATCGCTAAAGTTAAAAATTCTTACAAAATGATAGAAGATGATGAAGTTTTGAAAGCCTATTTTATGGAAGCATTTTATTATATTTTATCAAAATGTGTTCCTAGTGTTCTTTTAAAAAATGTAGAACAAGGCGAAAAAGTTTTCAGGCAAGTTAGAAATAATCATTTTTTGATTATTCCTGATGAGCCTGATTTTGACAATGAAAAAGAACATTTAATGATAGATGAAGCACTTAGTTTTGCTGTGATTAATTATGTTTGTTATTTGATTACAAGATGCGAAGAAAAAGACTTTCTGGCATTATGTGACAAGATAATTAATGAGTATATAGCTAACGATGGCAAGGAGCTTGATGATGAAAGAACATGGTTGTGAGTGTAATTTTACAAATAAATTTAATCGAGCTTTGAGTTATAAAGACTATGCTCAAAGTATAAATAGTGCTGATTTTATAGCTTATTTAGATGATAAAAAATGGCTTTTAGCCATGGATGATCTGCTTTTCTTTTGTGAAAAGAGAATCAAAGATAGTGATTATTATGAAGGTTAAAAATGGGAACAAGCTTAAATGAGTTAAAAACAGGTAGAGAAAAACTTGAGATTATAAATCAAGTTTTGTCAAGAATTTCAAATGTTGCTACTGCTTTAGATAATACTAGAATAGAAGAAATTGTAGGACTAAAAGAACAAGTTAATAATTTTTATAATCAAACTTTAAATCTTAAAAATTTAGTTGTAAGAAATAGCGAGCTTACTCAAAGCAATACTGATTTTACTAAAAACAAAAGAAATGAAATTGAAAAAATAAGCAATGAAATAAAAAATACTTTAAATAATATAGAAGAAATCTACAACAACATTATAAAATCAGAAAAAGATATAAGCAATGGAGTTAATTTTGTTAAAGACAAATATCCTGAACTTAATGAGTTTAATAAAAATTTTGAAATTATAAAAATAAAACTTGAAGAATATTACAACATAGCTGTTGATTTTAATGCAGGTCTTAAAAAAATAGAGGAAAACAAAAATCTTACCAAATCCTATTTAGATTTATCCATAGAACTTAAGCAACAAATCTTACAAGAACTAGAACACGCACAAAGTATTAAAGAAGATTTGCATTCTAATATAGGGCTTGTAAATAAACTTGTTTCAAATATCGTGGCAACAAAAAATGAAATTATATCCATAACAAATCATTTTAAAAATGTAAAATCGGAAGTTCAAAATATAGTTAATGATGCTGAAGCAACAATAAAGCTTAAAATAAACACTATTCTTTTTGAAAATCAAAGATTAAATCAAAATATGATTGATCTACTAAAGCGTTGCGAGAAGCTAGAGGATGAAATAGTAGGAAAATATGAAGATATTTTGAAAATAGAAGATCTTATAAACTCATCAACTCAAATTATAAATGATTTGAGAGAAGCAGTAAAACAAAGTGAACAAATAAGCGAAGATATGAGAAGTTTTACAGCTATCATCAAAGACTTTAAAACAGAAATTTCTAATCTAAAAGCAGATTTAGAAAGCTATGGCGAAAGATTAAAAGGGCAACTTGATTTAAAATTAGCACAAGCAAATTCAAGTGTAGATGCTAAGATTTCAAGCATTGAGACTCTAAAAAATCAAATTGAAGCATATGTAGAAGCTAATAAAAATACCGTAGATGTGGCTTTAGCTAACTTTATAGAAAGATCTAAAATAGCTAATGAAGATTTAGGAAGATTGGCTGAAGTAGCAAGAACAGAACTTGCTAATGATAAAACAGCTATTGAAAGCTATTTGCTAGAACTTAAAAAAAGTATCGTTGATGAAATGAAAGAAGTGTCAAATAGCGTTACAGATGAAACAAGTGGAATATTAGCTCAAAAAAACCAAATAGAGCTTATCATATCACAAGGAAAATCAGATTTAGATGCTTTATTCAACAACTTTAACTCAAATTATCAAAACAAACTTAACGAATTTAATTCTAATACTAATGAGAAATTAACTTCTATTAATTCACTCAGTGAAGAAAGTATAACAAATATACAAAATAAAACAGATGAAAATATAAGCAGATTAGATACAGCCAGCGAAGAAAAACTAGCTAAATTTGATGAAATTATAAAAGATAATTTGGGTGGAATTTATTCTCACATTTTTTCAATCGAAAATGTTTTATTTGATAAAAAAATAATTAAATTAAGTTATAAGGAGTAAAGAATGGCGGACTTAGAGCAAGTTGTAAATGATTTAAATTTGGCATCACAAAGCTTACAAGAGTTAAGAGAAAAATATGATGGTGCTTTAGATTTACTAGATAATAAAAATACAGAAATAACAGGTGCGCTAGATAGTGCAAAATCTGATGCACTACAAGAAATACAAACTATAAGCGATACAGCTACAAGTCAAATTTCGCAGTTAAAAGACACATCTTTAAATTTGGTCAACGAAGCTAAAAATACAGCTACAACTGAAATATCAAATAAAAAGGAAGAGCATAAACAAGAGTTAGAAACTAAGAAGAATGAATATATTAATGAAATTGATGCAAAAGCTAATGAGTATGATATTGCCAATATTAATGCGCAAGTTCAAGCTATGGATACCAAAATAACCGAGCAGATCAATGGTGCAAAAACGGAATTAAATTCGAAAATAGACAATAAGGTAACAAAAACTGGAAATGAAACTATAGCAGGCGTTAAGACATTCTCTAGTTCAATAGTAATACCAAATGCAACTGCCAATAACCATGCGACAAATTTAGGTCAATTAAATAGCAAAGTTGCATTAAGCGGAAATCAAACCATAACAGGTGTAAAAACATTCTCAGTACCACCTGTATCAGCAACTAATCCTACTGCTAACAATCAAGTAGCAAACAAATCATATGTAGATACAGTCGGAAATAGCAAAGTTGCATTAAGCGGAAATCAAACCATAGCAGGTGTAAAAACATTTAATGCAGCGCCTGTGTGTGGTGCTAATCCCACACAAGATGCACAATTGGCAAGAAAATGGTATGTGGATTATGGCGGCGGAATTAAGAACTTAGGAAATCAAACAGCACCAAAAATAGATTTAAGACAAGCTCAGCATTTTATCTTAACAATGACAGCCAGAGGAGCTATTGGTATAGCAAATTGGGGTGGAGCAGGTAAAAGTGGAACTATCACTGTCAATAATGCTCAAAATATCACTGCTTTTTCGGCCCCTTTTAAATTTAGAGTAGCTCAAAGTGGATTTAGTGGCACTGAAACTTTTGCTTATTTTTGCATAGCTTCGAATAATGTAAGATTAGTAAGGACTTAAAATGAACTGCCTCCTTCTTTCTAATAATGGTATAGCACTAAATTTACCTCCATCTTTAGGAGGCTCGGTTGCAAATTATAATTATATGTTAAAGCTAGACATGATTTATAAACAAGCAGTGGTATTGCCATCAAATATTAATAATAAAGAAGTGGTTATGTTAGGCGAAGTTTGGACGACTGGAAATATGTCTAATAAAACTTCTGCAAATACTTTGCATATCACATGGAACAATTTTAACTCTAGTGTAGAATTGCATGCTTTAAGTAAATATTACACTGCCAATGCAAAAATCAAAGTAGAGAAAAAATTCAATTTTGGAAATATTGATAATTTACAAATAATGCTAAGTTCTTGGCAAAGTGGTAGTGCAAATGCAAGTGCTGGTTGGAACTTAAATGATGGGAATAGATTAAACCCAAGAGCAAATTTAACATTATACTGGAATTAAGAAAGGATAAATATGTTTTATGATTTAAAAAATAAAAGTTTAAAATATGATGATATTTTTTTAAAAGATGTAAAAATACAGAACGAAGAAGGTGAAATTGATGCACAGGATACTTATTTCTTAAGTGCTTGCGATGATGGGCTTTTAAAAGAGCTCGGTTTTGCTAAAGTTAAAGAAGAAGAAGCGCCAAGCTTTAATGAAAAAACACAGAAGCTTAACCAAGTTCAAAATTACGATGAAAAAAGTAATCTTTATATTATTTCTTACGAGATTAAAGAAAAAACCTTAGAAGAGTTAAAAGAATTAAAATTAGAAGAGTTAAAAGCAATAAAAGAAGAAAAGCTTTTATTTATGCCTTTTAAAAATACTACATTTCAAATTGACACGGAAGCAAAAATTAATATCAGCGGAAAAGTTAGCGAGATAATGTTAGCAAATCTCAATAATACTCCTTTGGAAAATATTGCTTGGATTGATAAAGATAATAAAATCATTACATTTAACAAAGAAGAATTTTTAGAATTTGGGGTTAATATTGCTAAATATACGGAAAGTATTATTTTTAAAAATGATGAACTAAGAAATAAAGTGAAAAATGCCACATCTTTAGAAGAATTAAATTTAATTGCATGGGAGAGTGAAAAATGAGTACTGAAAATATAATAAAAGAAGGTGCTATACTCGGTTCTTTAAGTGGATCTGCATTATTAGGATTGATGGTTTTTGTCTTAGCTGGGATTGCATGGCATTTATATAAAACTTTACATAAAGAAGCTGGGGAAAGAACCAAAGAACTTATAAGTGAAACCAAAAATACCAATGTTCTTATTAGAGAACAAATTGCAGTATCCAGAGCAAGCAATGATAGCTTAATCAAATTTATACAAACGCATTGCTCTAAAACTAACGATAAGCTAGAAGCTATAGAAACAGATCTTATGCGAATGGATGAAAGGCTTGTTAAGCTTACTCAAATAAGAAATGATGAGTTAAGAATGATTTATAAAAGAAAGGAAAACGAATGAAAATTGCATTTTATAAAGTTAAAGAAAATGACAAATCTACTTTTCTTGATAAAGCAATAGCTTTTTTTACTTCATCTTGGAAAGAAAGATTAAATGGAGATTTTTTAAATTCCTATTCTCACTGTGAAATAATCTTAGACAATTTAATGATTAGCTCAAGTCCTAGAGATAAAGGAGTAAGAATAAAAGAATTTAAAGACACTGGCAGATGGGATTTTATAGAAATCAATGATATAAATGAGACAAAAATAAAAGAATTTCTTTACTCTCAAATAGGAAAAAAATATGATTTTTTAGGAATTTTGGGCTTTTTTACATTCACAAAAGATAGTGAAGACAAATGGTTTTGTTCTGAAATCATAATAAGAGCGTTGCAAATAGGTGGTTTGGTTAAGCTAGGAGATATGAATGCAGGAAGTTCAAGTCCTAATAGATTATATAAAAAACTAAAGGATACAAATGAAAATTAAAATCATTAGAAGATACACTGGAAAAACTTGTGTCATAGGCAAATTTAAAGTTTTTAGTGATGATGATAAATTGTTGCTTGAATGTTTTTCTTTGGAAGAGGATAAAGAAGGAGTTGAAAGAAACAAGGATTTGAGAATACCAGAAGGCATTTACGATTTAAAAAGGCATTCTCCTTCAAGATTTGAAAACACTTTAAGAAGTATCACAAAAAAAGATGATGATACAATGATAAATGTTTATAATGATGAAGTTCCTTCAAGTCGTGCAATTTTAATACACTGGGGAAACACAGACAAAGACACACAAGGTTGTATCTTGCTGGGGCTTACTAAAGATAATAATAATGAAAGTGTCGGTCAAAGCAGACAAGCTTGTAAAGAATTTTATGATTTGGTGTATGGTAAAAATCTTGAAGATATTAAATTAGAAATAACAAATGAGTTAGCATAGAAAGGAGATAAAGTTTAAGTAGGTTACCAAATAATCCCCTAAAAGGGGACAAGACTAATAAGCCTTGACAATAATTATACATAAGAGTATAATTATAACGATTATTTGGTGATATGTAGTCATAAAAATCACCCACTTTCAAGGGTAAAATTTAGCCATAGGGGGTCAGACCTACGGCTAACCCTTAGGGGTATTATATAAAAACCTTACTTAAACTTCTAAAACAAATATGATAAATCTTTTATTTGGAAATGCAAAGCTTTATATCGCTTTAGTATTAATGGCAATCTTAGCAGGATATTTTTATCTAAGACTTGATAGCACAAAGGCAAAATTAGAAAAAAGTCAAAGTGATTTAGCTTTGGCTTTAAAAATAAATGAAAATAATCAAGAAAAATTAAAAGAATTAAATCAAATTCACAAAACAGAATTAAAGGCTTTAAATGAAGCAAACAATCAAAAAAATCAAGTACAAGAAAGGGTGCAATATGTTAAAGAATACATTTATAAAAGCAATGAAAATAATCTTACCAAGCTTTTTAACGATGTCGTTGATAGGTTGTGGGACGACAACTGCGCAAGTAGTAACCAAAATAGAAATTCAAAAAGTGAAAATACCACAAGAGCTACTAACACTAAGCCCCATTGAAAAGCCAATAGTAAAAAATGAACTAGATATTTTAAATGCTTATTCTATGCTTTTTTACAAATACAAACAGTGTGAAATTCAGATAAGCAAAATAAAGGAGCTAAATAATGAGTAATACAAATGTTGATTACAACAAAAGACTTGAAGCATTTAAAGAAATTTATCCGCAAATTTTAGAAATGAGCTTAGCAGAAAAATCCCCATTTGGAGAATTTAAAAAACTTTTAGAACAATTTGGAAATGATAATATAATTAGAAACGATACACAATTCCAGAGCTTAGCACAAGCTCTAGTAAGTGTTGGACAAACCATAGTAGCACAAAGTCAAAATACAGCTTTATCCATGATTTTACAAGGCGATGAAAACGAGCTTAATGCTGAAAAAGCTTTACTTTTAAGAGCTCAAACAGAAACAGAAAAAGCAAAACCTGCATTAATAGCTAGACAAACTTCACAGATAGATGATAATTTAAGAATAGAAGCTGCAAAAGTTACACAGAGTGTTCAATTTGGATATTGTACCGGTGGTCTTGATATACCACAAGAAATTATGAAGCTTGTTAAAGAAAAGATAGAAAATATAGAAAAGTCTTCATAATGCTAATAGATGAAAAAAGGCTTATGAGAAATTATACTCTTAAGCCTGCTTATCCATCAAACATAGGAGAATTGGATACAGGGGAAGTATATAAACAATGGTTTACCTATGCTATGATAGGGGTAAATAAATATGTTGAGCTTTTGCACAAACAACTTGTAAGAAAAGGTAGGAGTTATAGCCAAAACGCAACACATCCTCTTTACCCAAACTCCTATATTGTAAAAAAATATAACATAAAAAGTGCATCGACAGCCCCTTATGATAAACATAGTCACGGCAATTTGGGCTTAAATCAATTTTTCGTGGGTCAAGATCCGTACAAACCCTATAAAGGAGATCCTAGCAGTAAAAATGGAATATATCATGATATTTGCGAGATAAGAACTAAATATAATTTAGGAAATATGCAATATTATTATGGTTTTCCAAACAATTTAACTCTTTTATTTGAAAAAGAAAAAGCTTGGAAATATCACGGAAAAGGATTTTTTTATATCGATGAAAAAATAAATTTTAAAGATATATTAAATAAGGCATTGGAAAATATAAATTATGAAATGCTTATAAACGATATCGAAGTAGTTATTTTTTGCCAAACCATCCAAAAAAATAATGAATGGATATATCCTAGTATTGATGATATTAAAATACCAAACATTAAAGTGGAAAATGTTGAATTTAAACCAACTTTTGGAAAACCTTATAAAAAATTATGCATTGATGTTGAAAAATTTTATAATGATTTTAAAGAATTAAATAAAAATATATTTAGAATCGAAAAAGTAGAAATAGCCTATAATGTATATGAGAAAGCACAAAAAACTAGAGAGAGTGATCCGAGTAAAATATATTATACTTTAACAAGCAAAAAAGTATCTTTTTTTGAAGTATTTAACTCAATAAAAGAAATATATAAATGCAAATATGCAACTCCTTTATGTTTTTATAATGGTTTTAATTTAGTTTGTTATGAAGAGCCTTATGTTGCTTATTCTTACCTCAATAATCAAAGCTTTGGAAAAAAAGATACAAGTGTTACGCCAAGTATATATCCATTATATAGAAAAAACTCAAATTTACCTTATGGGCGTAGAGATAGATGGTTTGCATTATGGGATAGTTTTTATTATCTTTATGTATACGAAAAATCAAGCAAAGGAATTTTAAGCTTTTTGGCACCTATTGTTACTATCGTTTTAGCTGTAGCTACTTGGTGGATGAACGGACAAGGTGCATGGCTAGGAACATTGATAGGAGTGAATGCGGGTGTAGCTGCGAGTATCACACTAGGAATTAGCTTAGGTTTAGCCATAGGTTCACTTACTGGAAATAAATTATTTTCAATTCTTAATGCTGTTTGGGGTCTTGTTAATTTTCTAGGTGCTTGGGGTGCTAATAATTGGAATTTAGCCGCTGATTTTACAAAAAATACAGCACAAATCGCACAAGAGATGACAACTTTTGAATCAACTTTAAATATTGCGGGTAATTTATTAAGCGGAGCTAGTAAGATTTTTGATGTGGTACAAAGCATTACAGCTAATACCCCTGATATGATAAATGAGCAAAAAGGTAGCGATTTAGACAACAATGAAGGCGGAAATGGGAGCGAAGCTTTGGAATTAGCAAAAGATATGATTAATCCTACAATATGGTATAATTTTGAAACTGCAGATATATTAAATGAAAAAATAGAAAAGAAAGAAAAACCTATTTTTATATTCTAAAAAGTTATTGACCTATCTATTGACTTTGTAAAAATATATAAAATAATTATATGTAAATATAGGCAATATCTCTATATTGTTCAAATCTCGCTAACCGCACCATTTATACTTCTTTTAGCTTTTTTCAATTTTTTTTACTTCTTTTTAATTATCTATAAAATAGGCTTTTGTAGCTATATAAAGCCTAAATTAAAGTTTTTTCCATTAAAATCCATTTTGAAACTTTTTTCCTAACTTTTCTCCTAACTTTTTATTTTTTATTCCAAAAAGTTAGGAAAAATCGATACAAAGAACCTATTTTAAATTATGAGTGATATGTTTCAAAAAACATCCAACTATCTCTAGATGATTTTAGTAAAACCCTAAACAATAGATCTTAAAAAATTATAGATAGCTTTTTATCTTTCCTTATTTAAAGCAAAAAACCAAAAATATTTTTTTACCCTCTCAAGAGTGATTAGAATACCTTTGGTTCTTTTTATCATAAAACATAGTTAAAATTATATATAATCTCAAAAACCAAAAGGAGCTTATTTTATGGAAAATAATCAAAACAAACAAGAAAAATTAGAAAGCGTTAATATAGACAAACCTATAGAGAAAAAAGAGGAGGATTTGTTCAGTAGAAATTCAGTAGCAGAACAACTAAATACAATTATTAAAAATTATAAAGAAGAAGATAGTATTACTTTTGGAATTATAAGTGATTGGGGTAGTGGAAGGACCTCTTTCGTTAATATGACTTTGGAGGATTTTAAAGATGATGAAAATTTCATTATAGTGAAATTTAATCCTTGGAATATCTCTACTAGAAAAAAACTTATCAGCGATTTTTTTACAACGCTTGCCAAAGAAATTCGTAAAGCTTCATTTCCAAAATTTAAAATTAAAAATTTAAAAAAATATATTCTCATGCAAAATTTAAATTTTTATCTGAAGTACCTAATAAACTAG